CCAAGCTACGTATTAGTTTATGTAAAGACGGTCTTCCAAAACTATTGAATCGCTTTCGCTCATCAATTGTCTCTTCAGATTCTTCTATACTTCGTTGCCTAACAACCACTATCTCTGTTACGCGAGGTATTAAAGGAGATTCCGTTACGGTAGACTACTCTCCCATTACCAATGAGAGGGTAGGTTCAGATGTCCCAGGATTAGTCGAATTCATTTCTAATTTCGATGTATCCTTTGGTACGGATTCCTATTACACTTCGTGTGAATGGAAGAAGTATCATTATTCAACTAAGTCTGGTCCGAATGGTCTTGCGCTCGCCTCCTCTCTCATCGATTTATCAATCCTTAAAACACGTAATGAATCTCTTTTAGAGAATATCATTATAGCTTCGGGAGTAGATGAATTCAGGGAGAAAGTTGATGCGATAACGCCTTTGGCAATTCACAAACACAGTGAGAGTCATGCAACAGTTGGGGATTTAAGAAAACTCTCAATTATTTCTGATAAAGAAAATAAAAACAGAGTTGTGGCTATATTCGATTATTGGTCCCAGACTGTGTTGAAACCTTATCATGAGTGTTTGATGAAAATACTCAGTAAGATTCCTCAAGATAGGACCTTTACGCAAAACCCACAAGGAATAAATTTCGTTGACTGCTATTTCTCATATGATATTACTAACGCTACGGATAGGTTTCCCTTATCCATTCAACAATTAGTAATTGAGAAATTAGTAGGCAAAGAAAGGAGTGATGCATGGGCTTATATCTTAACCCATGAACCATTCCACCACAAAGGTAATACCTACTCTTATAAAGTAGGTCAACCTCTGGGGGCTTATTCATCTTGGGCCGCGTTCGCTTTAACCCACCACCTATTAATTCAATATTGCATTGAATTAGCAGGCGAGAATGAATCCAATTGTTACATGGTTTTAGGTGACGATGTTGTGATAAGTAGTTCCAAGGTAGCTAAACATTACGTTTGCATACTGGAGGAATTAGGTGTAACAATTTCTGAAGCAAAGACTTTAGTATCAGTTGATACTTATGAATTTGCCAAGAGATTG